CACGTGCGCGAGCGCGTACCCGCGCGTCGCAAATGCCGTGCCATTGGAGGAATTTGGTGCGATTGTTGCCACGAGCGACTGGCACAAATCTTGCATGCGCCGGCGACGCCGGGCGCTCACACCCTACCCTAGGGGGTACCCCGGGGCGATGCGCCCCCCGGGATAAACCACATAGAAAATTGCGTACTTAGGTTCACACAGTGAACATTCTCGCACCACCTACCACATACCACAAATGCACCCCACACCACAACGCCACAAATGCCGTGCGAACATTCTGCGCGCCGTACACCGCACCACGCGTTTTTGGGCCCGCCGGCGCACCACCTATGAACATTTCGGCCGCCGCAGACGGCGGGAAGTTCTGGGAACTTGAAAGCACTTCTTCACCCTGTCCGCACTTTTCCCTAACGAATTCGCGACGTTACACGGGTCGTTCGTGGCGGGCTTGTCCATTCTCGCCCAAATATCCCCGCCTTTTCACATAGTTACACAAATCGCGGACACCTCAAATTTTAGCCCTATAAGAGAGTGATGTCCGTAAAAATTTGCGGACATGCGGACATGGGGCGTCGGTCGGGGAAACCGACTCACCTGTCGGGCGGCGGCCATTAGGGCCGCACGCCCTCGGGTGAAGCAGTGCACGTTACGGACAGCCCCGAGCCCCGAGGATGGGGCCGAGGGCCATACCACCAGAGACCCATTGACATGCCACGCCGCGCATGCTATTCTGGCCGTATGGGTAGGATACGTCGACCGCCACGGCCGCAGGCGCCGCTCGTACCACATACGCAAGCGACGCCCTATTCTATGGACGCGCGGACGTACGAACGCGAGGAGTTGGGGGAACAAGAACTTGAAATCCTTCGTCGCCTTCTCGAACGACAAGAACCTAAGAGCATATGTGTCGACATGGGGCTTGCGCGGCAGACTCTGGATGCACTGTCCCTTCAACCCAGGTTTCAGCGTGAGTACGAACTTCAGGCGAAGATTGCCGATCGAAGCATTCGAGTACGCATGGAACGCCTCGCAGGTGAGGCTCTTGACGTTGTCCGAGACGTTATGCGTACTGCGGTATCTCCCGGTAACCGCCTTCGAGCTGCGGTGGAGATACTTGATCGAAGCGGCTACGTCAAAATTGAGAAGCGACTCACGGTTACCGCCGATGCTGAATCGATCATTCGCGAACTCAATCGTCTGGGAGCCACCGACGCTGTGCCGTCTGACCCAGTGACCGTACCACATGCCACACAAGTCGTACCTACTAATGAAGGGGGAGAAACATTTGAAGACGCGGAATTTGAGGAAATCGGCGCGGCCGTCGCCAACGCCGTCGCCGAAGGGCGACTCGATCAAGACGCTTAAGAAACCTCGCCGCAAGGCGCGGGTGCCCCGGGCGCTGCCGCCCGTCGATCTGGACGCCCAGGAGTGGCGCTGCATTCTCACGATCCATCGGGCCAACGAACTGACCGACCAGCAACGCTACGTTATCGTCAATTGGCTGCGGGCCAAGATCAATGAACTCGGGACCGATGAGTTCGGCCGCAACCTCGCACCGACATATCGCGCACGGACCCTGGTGTAATGGCCACACTGACCAAAGACCAAGAGATCGCCCGCACGATGAAGCGGTGGTACAGTGACCCGTGGGCCGCCATACGCGAGGGCAAAATCTTTACGCTTGACCAGACGGACGCGCGGACGCCGGTAAAACAGTTTCCCCCGAAACAACACCTCGAACAGATCACGCGGATATGGGAAGCAAACCCCATGTTGCTTGTACCCAAGAGTCGGCGCATGATGCTTTCGTGGTTGATGTGCTACCTGCATTTGTGGTATGCTATGTTTCACCCAGGACGTGCGATCTTTATCGTCAGCGACAAGGAGCAAAAGAGTGATGGTCTGGTCCGTATGTGTGAATTCATGTACACGAATATCCCAGACGGGACAATTCTTAAACCGATCATGCGCTCAAAATATTGCGCGCTGGAGTTTCCCGGACTGGATTCCTACATCATGGGCCTTCCAAGCGGGGCCGCTCAGCTTCGACAGTACACCGCTTCTGCGCTACTTTTTGACGAATTTGCATTTTGGGGTGACGCCATGGAAACGCTTGGTGCTGCTCGGCCCACTATCGAAGGTGGGGGGCGTCTCACCATCGTCTCTTCAGCACAAGATGGTCCATATAAAAAACTCGTGTTCGATGAAACCCTGGCTTAACATAGCGGAGGAATAATGTTTGACGAAGGACAGCATCATCCCAAGTGGTCGTTTGTACGCGGGTGGAACGAGCGGCGTTGCACATGCGCCGCCTGCTTACCGGCGTTGCAGTTCCGACAGCAGCCTACCATGGCGCCATACCTGCCGGTAATGCAGCCACAGCCAGCGCCCTCCCCCTATTTTTATGGTGACATAGTCCGAACCACCAGCGGCACCACCAATGTCAAGTAACGTCTCGCCACTCGCGGCCGTACTACTGGGCAACCCGGGCGGCATCGCATACGTCCCGGACCTACCCCAGGGCGCCGTCGTCACCAACACCACGCGCGGCATATGGGAGTGGACCAATGTACAAAACGGCTTTCACGTCGCGCTCGTTCATTTTTCAAGCGACCCTTCCAAAGACAGTGACGCATTCGTCACGGAAGCACGCAAAGGAACTTCGGTCGCTAACTACGAACGCGAGTACAATATTCGCTGGCAAAGTTTTCGAGGCAAGCCGGTTTTCTCGGAAGACTTCAAGCGTAATTTCCACGTTTCTACCGCGCCACTCGTGGCCCAGTCACAACTACCTATTATTCGTGGATGGGACTTCGGTCTATATCCCGCATGTGTGTTTACCCAATTATGGCCGGGGATGCGATTGGTGGTGCTCCGAGAGATATGCGAATCGGGCATGGGTCTCGAACGGTTTCTCGAAGAGGTTGCTGCGAAATCCATTGAGTGGTTTCCGGGGTCGCGCAAGTACTACGAAGTAGTAGACCCCGCAGGTTTCGCCCGCTCGGCGAACGACGAACGTACCGCCGTGTCGATGCTCGCGAACACGTCGACATACCGCATGAACGTCACTCCCGGGGTGCAGGTTCCGGCGGAGCGTCTCAAGGCCGTACGCAAATTCCTGAGTCGCGTGGTGCGCGGCGAGCCCGCGATGCTGATCGACCCATCGTGCCCCATGGTCATCGGTGGCATGGACGGCGGCTACCACTATTCCTATAATGTATCTGGACAACTCAGAGAAAAGCCCGAGAAAAACATCTACTCACATCCGGCCGACGCCCTACAGTATGTGGCCACGCGAGTCCTGGAAATGGACCTGAGTGGTACTGCGGTGCCCGAAATCAAATCTCCCAGTTATGGTTTCAGAAATGCTAACTCAATAAAGGAACACACCCAACATGGCACAAAATAGTTCTACCTATACCGGCGTACAACTCGCCCAAGACGAGGTAAAAGAAGGTGCAAAGCAAAAGACCAAAACCGCCGTGGTGGACGATGAGACCGCTCTCGCCTTTTTCACGCATGTCTACACGGCCGCTGATGAGGCGCGGCGGCCTCGTGAGGCCGTCTGGAAGCAGTCTTGGGATTTGTACAACGGTCAGTACGACTGGAGCGGCAAAGCGAACTGGCAATCAAAGGTCAACATCTCACTGGTACGGCAAGCCGTCGACCGCGCAGCAGCGACCTTTCGTCGCGCGCTCGTTCGCATGCGTAACTTTTTTGGGGTCGAAGCGGAATCCCGGGTTGGTTATCAGCAGGGTTTGTTCACGCGTTCCCTTTTGGATTACTGGCTCGACCGCGCCGGATTTGTGCGAGAGTTCACTTCGGCACTTAAGGTGGGTCTCATCACTTCAACGATCATAATGAAAGTGTGGTGGGAGTACTGTTGGGTCAACGACTTGACCGTCGAAATGCAAGAGAGTAAAGTTCCTACAGAGTCGTTCGGTCTGGAGACAGGATATGAAACCAAGCAAGTTGCTAAACCAAAACGCGGCCAGAGGCTTGTTGGTAAACTGGGACTTCGAGCTGTCGATCCGTTCAAGTTTTGGGTGGTCCCAGGGAGTGAAGGTCGATACGTCATCGAGCGTACCGAAGCTTTGCTTGCAGATTTGGAAGCCATGGCCAAAAAGGGTATTTATGACATCGAGGCCGTTGCGCGGCTCGTACCTAATGCAGGTTCCGCTGACGTAAACTCCCAGGAAGACGCCGAGCGCAAGGGCGAACTTCCGGCGACCAATAAAAACTCGTTCATGAAAAGCGTCAATCTTTACCACTACTGGGGCGACATCTTCGACGAAGAGGGCAAGATTCTGATGCGCGACGCGACGTTCACCGTGGTGTGCAGCGCGAACGGTGACCCCGTCGAGATCATTCGCAAGCCCCGGGCGAATCCCTTCTTTCACGGCTGCGCGCCCTACGTCGTCGGTACGCCCTACGTGGTACCATTCTCGACTTACAATCGCGGCATCGTCGAAGACGTGGCGGGCGTCGCCTGCATGATTACGGAACTCTCGAACCTCATTGCGGACGGCGCCATGTTCGACGCCATCAAGGCATTCGAAATCGACATTGACCAACTTTACTCTCAGGCGGAGGCAGCCGATGGTGTGTATCCCGGGAAGACATTTCGTAAAAGTGGACTCAAATCAGGACCCGTGGACAAGCCCCTTGTACGGGCTGTTGACGTGGGCAAAATGCCACACGAGGCCATCCATGCGCTGGCATACTTCGACAGTATCTTCCAGAAAGGGACACAGATCACTGAATTCGTTTCTGGATTCGGGGGGAGCGGAAGCAAGACTGCCACTGAGGTCTCTACAAAGACATCGCAGGCTCTCGAAGGGCTCGATGATGCCGCTCGTACCGTGGAAGAAACCGTCATTGAGCCGCTGCTGGAGCTGGGAGCAAAGACGATTTACCAGTTTCACACGAACTATACAATGCCCCGTCTGGTCGAAAACTTCCCTCAAGCCTCGATGATGCTGCAAACCCTCTCACCGGCCGAGCGTTACATCCTGATGGCGGCCGACGAGGGCTTTCAGTTCAAGGCGCGTGGCATAAGCATCATGCTGGACAAACAAAAATCCCTTGAACAAGTAGGGCAGTTCTTGCAACTCGCGGGCCACATCCCCGGGATGCTCCAGCGCCTCAACGTCGACTACGTCCTCGAAGACATCTCCATGGCCCTCGGCTGGAACCCCGAGCGCGCGCTACTCCGGCCCGCACCTTCGGTCCAGGTAATGGGCCAACAGGGCGCCCAGGGCGGCCAAGGCTTTCCACAACAGGGCACCGGTCCCACCCCAGCGCAACAGGTCGCGGGTGAGCAGGGAGCCGAGCAGGGTGGAGCACAAGGGAATCCCATGGCAATTATGGGAGCTTTAGGGTAACAGCTAGTACCCACGGCCTCCTCCCCGTGCGGTACGATCGCCCATTTACCAGGGGGCGGCGATTCATAAATAGCCCCCCGGTGCCAACCCTCTTGACACGTGACTCCACAAATGGTATCTTTTAAGGAAAGGTAACACACATATGGCAACCGAACGCGTAGCATCTCGCAACGAATGGCTCGACAAACATGCCGAGCACGATGACTTTGACCCGACCAAAATAACGATTTCACCCAAGGCCAAGGGCCAACTGGCAGACGGCTACTCGAAGCTCGACGCTGGCAAAGACGCCACGGGCAAACCGCTCCAACTCAAGAGTGAGCGCGAGCGCGTTGGCAGCAAGTGGCCCGGCCCCAAAGGTCGCGTCGGCACCGTGCTGCACGGCAAAGCATCACCTTCGAGCGCCGAGTCGTTTCTACATGTCGCCAAGAACAAAGAGTTCCAGGCGAAGTAAATGCCCGGCAAACTGCCCCGACTCGGGGCGCATGTCGAGTATTTGGGCCACTTCCAGGGGTGCTTACGTGAAGGCCACAATACGATCCGAGGCAACGCCCGGGGGTCATACGACGTGTACAGCGAAAGCGGCCGCCGCATGGGCAAAAATCTTTCGCGCGCGGGAGCGCACAAGCGAATCGGTCAGATCGAATATTTCAAGCACCACAAGGGCTAATCACCAATGAAAATTTTTCTTCTACTTGTTTACTTGTTCGCAGGCGACCTGAAGGTCGAAAAAACCGAAATGAAGTCACTCGATGCTTGCATGGCCAAAGGCAACGAGCGCCTCGTCGAAATAACCACTGATCCTCGCTTCGTGCGCGGCGTATTCGCCGATTGCATCGAAGTCGAATCAAGGACGATCTAATGAAAAATGCGATACGTTTTCTGGCAGTTATGTATTTGGTTATTGGACTTAGTGGCTGTAGCACTTTTGGTCTCGACCAGCTTAACGCGGAGGGTTCGGCTAGTGGTGCGTTTTGTGTTGAGGGTAGTGGGCCTCCGATGACCGGCTCGGGCCACGTCGCCGCCGCCCACACCAATGACGGCTTCAAGGGCCAGATAACCATTACACCCGAGTGTGGTGTACAAATCATAAGCGAATAATGGCCGCACCACGCCGGATACATACACCCGAGGCACTCGGGATTCTTAACGATGAGTCGCTCGCCGGTGCAGGCGCCGCGACCATCATGCGCTCGCTCGCACCCGTGCTCGACACGCGACTTGCGTACTTTCTCAAATGCCTCGAAGATGCACCACCGGACCTTAACGTGCTTCTGGACCTGCGGTCCAAGATTGCTACGATTCGCAATCTACAGCGCGAACTCGAAACCACCATGCAACGTGGCCACGAGGCAGCCGGTGAACTCGAATCGCAATATCGTCAGTAACCCCCAGGCCCCCGCGCAGCGGGCACAACCTCGGGCAGATAAACAACGGCCCCGCATACGACGTGCGGCACAACCGAAGGAGTCGTAAAATGGAAGTCACAGAGACGCAGGTTACCCCACAACTCGAAGGCACCGAGCCGGGAACCCAGATCGAAAAGTTCAAGAGTGCCGCCGACCGTGACAAAGCATACCTCGAACTGGAAACCCAGAACCGAGATCAGGCTCGTAGACTCGCCGACATTGAGGCAAAGCTCGACGCCTACGCAACAATGGCCCCAGCGCCCCAGGCCCAGCCTGAGCGCAGCTTTACGGACCTGTATCCGTCGCAAAAGAGCGACAACGAACGTGAAGCCGAACTCGCCGCAAAACTGCTCACCCGACCCTCTGAGGTCCTACGCGACATCGAACGCCGCACTCGGGAGCAGGTAATGAGCGAGGTCAGGGCACACTCAGCCAACGAGGCCGTCGTGAACCGCTTTCGAGCGGAGCATCCCGACCTGGCGCGGCATGAAGAAATCGTCGCGATGTACGTCCGCAAACAGCCCGAAAATCTCTCTAGCGAACAGCGTCTCAGACTAGCTATCCCCGAGGCCCGCAAATACATTGCGTCCATCGTGGGGCAACCATCTACCACTACGCTCGACCCTGCTGCGTATGTAGAGTCGCCGACCCAACGTTCCAGTGCCGCGCCCGCCGTAGCGGCGGAGCCGTCCGACGAGGACGAACTCAGCACACTGATCCGGGAACGCGCCACTCTTATGCAGAAAAAGATGCGAGTGTAGTTCACCACTAAAGGAGTATCCCAATGGCAGGTCAAGTTTGGTCTATGAACGCGACGGGTGGCTATCTCGCCAACCCGAAGCTGTCCAAGACCCTTCGTAATGCCACCCAGCCGATGTACAAATTCCGTCAGTTTACCCGCATGGAAAAAGCCATCGGTAAAGGACGCGGCGACACCGTTGATTTCAACAAAGTGTCGAACGTACAGACCACGGGTGGAACAATCTCCGAGGCTAGTCGCATTCCTGAAACCAACATTCTGCTCCGTCGGGGCCAGTTGGTTATGAGCGAGTACGGCAACTCGATTCCCTATACCGGCAAGCTCGACGACCTGAGCGAATTCAGCGTCGACAACATGATTACCGTCGCCCTTCGTAACGATATGGCGCGCGTCATGGACACGGCCGTCGCTACTAAGTTCAAGGAAAGCGATGTTTCGTACACGCCTACGTCCGCCAGCGCGGGAACGTTTGACCTTGACGGCACGGTCAACACCTCCGCCACCGCGAACCTCAACGTGTTCCATGTGAAAGAAATCGTCGATGCCATGAAAACGGGCATTTACGGCGCGATCGGTACGGGCAATCCCGTTCCGCCTTGGGACGGTGAGAACTATGTCGCGATTGCGAGCGTCAAGGCGCTGCGCGGCATCAAAGACGACCCAGATTTCGAAGAGGTAGTGAAGTACGCTGATCCCGAACGTCTCCTGACGGGCGAAGTCGGCCGCTTCTACGGTGTGCGGTTCATCGAAACGAACAACACCTCTGCCCTATCCAATGGGGTGGGTTCTTCCAGCGTTCTCGGCGAGGCGATTTTCTTCGGCGCTGATCCCGTCATCGAGGCGGTTGCGGTTGCGGAAGAGATTCGGGCCAAGATTCCCGAGGACTACGGTCGTTCCAAGGGCGTGGCCTGGTATGCGCTCTTGGGCTTTGAAAACGTGTGGGATTTCTCGACCGACAGCGAAGACCATATCGTTGTCGTGCGCAGCACCTAATCCCAAGAAAGGAAAGGAATACACAAATGGCTTATACTGATGGACTAATGATCCTCGGCTCGCAACTTACTGCGGTCGAGGTTGAAACGGCAGCGGCCGACATCGAGGACTTCGTTATCCCGTGCAACGCGACGATCTTACAGCTCGGCGTGTTAGTTACTGAGGATTTCGTGGTTCACTCGGCGGCTTCGCCTGTCGTTTCGATCACCAAGAAAAGCGCGATCGGCGGAGCCGATACAGCCGTGGTATCTCTTACCATGGACTCCTCGGCGACCTCGTCTCTCAAGGCCGGCAACGGCGTGAAAGAGGCCCAGACGGCGATTACCGCCTCCACTGACATCGACAACGGTGACGTGTTGCTGGCCTTCCCGGGCAGTTTCCCGATTACCGTAAAACAAGGCGAGGTGTTGACCCTCCAAGCGACCATCGACACGGTCTCTGCGGGCGGCGCCTACATCCCCTTCATCATCCTACGCATCGACGGCGAGGTAGATGGTCGGCCGGATAACGTCTGGACCGCCACGGTTGCCGAGACGGCGCAGGCGATCTAACGAACGAACTTACCACCCCGCTGTGGCCGTACCACAACACATCGGGGAGCAATGCAACGAGGGGGCTCGGGTGACGGCCCGGCCCCCTTTCTTTTACACCTGCCCCCATCGGGCGGAATAGGAGAACAATTCGATGGCTTTTATAGTACCAAATCATGGTATTCGCATCTCGCGCTACCGACGCCTCAAAGAAGGCGACAACGTCAACACGCAAATCAACTCGCATCGCGATAACCGCACCGTTGCGATCAACTCTCGCGATTACACTCAGGCCACGGGCGACAGCATCGGCATGCAGGTAACACCGAACCAAACCGTCACCACAACGGGTGAGGTGTTTGGGGCGCAGTTCAAGCCCCGCCTTGCTGCCGGCATCAGCGGCAACACCGTCAACGGCCTCGGCATCGACTCTGAAGTAAAGAGTGGCGCCGGCAACCTGAGTGATGATCTGCGCGGCATTAACGTGTATCTCGGGGCCACGGGCTCTGGGACCATCACCGGCAACGCCGCGATTATACGCGCCCGCGCCGAAATCGCTGCGACTGTCACGGGTCAAGTGTGTTTTGCGGACATCGAAAACAGTGAGGGCGCGGTGGGCTGGGAAGCATTCGTGAACTTCAGCGCGGCCCTCGGCACCCATACGATGACCACGAATACCGACAAAACAGGTAACGCAAAGAGTGGTACCATTAAAGTGGTGGCCAGCGGCACCCTGTACCACATCCAGCTCTACGCAAATGCCTAACATTAGCGTTCAGCACCTGGAAAAACGCCTCACGGGTTTGCGAGAGGGTCGTCAGGGCCTTCTCGCCGACCTTGCGGCAACCGACGGGGCCATTCAGGAATGCGAGCACTGGCTTGCATTCGCGCAAGATGCCGTAACGCTTGGAGAGTTGCAGAGCGCCGTCGCCACAGGAGAATCGCTCGATGTCCCAGTTACCCGAACTGACCAATAACGACATCATCTCGCTCGTTCGCAAGAACTTCGCGCACCGCACGGACCTGGGGCCGCTCTCAGGTCGCGTGCGACTGCCGGGCGAGCCCGCCGAGTACGACGTTACCGACACCGTCGAGGACATCACGCCTCAGCGGGCCATGGAACTAATCGCCGCGTGCTGGGAGCAGTACTCCAACGGACGTAATTTTTACCCCACGCGCCTCGACAAGATCATGCGCTACGCTCGCGCCATGGAGTCTGGGCAGTGGGTCTATGACGCGACCGGCGATCCAATCTCCGTCACTGATGGCCTAGTTACTGGGGGCCGCCACAGGCTCCACGCCATCCTTTTGTCACACCACACCATACGAGCGAACGTCCAGTACAAAACCACAAAGGAAAAACTCTAATGGCTTCATCTGCCGTTCACGTAAACAACGTGCGTTGTGTCGAAACGATCACCGTGACCTTCACTACGGCCACAACGTACACCTTTCGCCCAGAACATCCCATACGTGCCATAACGCTTCAAGGGGACGGCAATGACAATGGTGGCACCCTAAGTCTCCAGGGCTCCAATGATGGCGTGAACTTCTTCGCGTTGCCGACGGCCGTTGCCCTTACGGCGGCGGGTCTTGCGTCGACGGTTGTGACTGATATGGGGTACCTCTGGTACCGAGTCAATCTCTCCAATATCACCGGCACGTCCGTCGCTGTCGTCAACATCGCCTATAATCAATAGGAGAACCCATGGCCTTTGCAACAATCGTTCATTCTAATCCGCTCGAAGCGATCGAGACGGTCACGGTCACGGCAACTACCACGACCGATGACGACGTGTACAACTTTCGCCCCGAATATCCAATTCGCGCCATGACTATTCTGGCCATCGGCGGGGGTGGTAATAACTTCGGCTCGGGTACCGTCGAACTCAAAGCCTCGAACGACGGCGTTACCTTTTTTTCCCTGCCGACGGTCAAAACCATCACCTCGGACGGCATCAAGAGCGTTGCCGTGTCGGACTGTGGGTTTTTGTGGTACCAAATCTCGCTTTCTGGTTCTACCGACCCCACGCTCACAATCGTGGTCAGCTTCTCGTGTAATCACTAGGACCTAACCGTCGAGCAATAACATGGACCCTGAAAAATTCCTCGTGTTCTGTAAGGCCGTGGGTTTCCCCGTCGCCGTCTCGATATGGTTCCTGTGGAAAATCCAAGTGTTTATGGACGCGCTGCTTGTGTCTCAAACCACCATGACAGAACTTTTGCGCCAACTGGTAGAGCTACACAAATAAGGAGCTTGCATGAACTTCGGTGAAATCAAGGACTCGGTACGCGAGCACTTCGGTCGCATTGGCTGGCCGTCAGTGATGCTCGACCTTGCGCTCGGGAGCGCGCGCCGCGAAATCGAAAAGAACTCGAACGGCGGTTACTACTGGATGCGCGCCACAAAGACCTTCAATAGCGTTGCATCACAACAGGACTACTCTATCACAACGTCCACCTCGAACGGCCTTAACCTGCCGAACTTCAAGGACCTGCGCGCACTGCGCGTCAAGGAGAGCGGTGACACCGTATGGACGGACGTAACCGTCGGTGACGTAACCCAGGAAGAGGCCGAGACGATGTTTGCGACCGACGAAGAAAACATGCCCCTGATCGCTATCGTCGACAACACGACTCTCAAACTGTTCCCAACGCCCGACGCCATCTATAACTTCAAGTTGTGGCATTATGAATGGACCAGCAACCCCACGACCAACACTGGCGCCACCGGGACCGACGAACTGACGGAGCGCTTTCCTGAGGCCCTAATCTATGGGGCGCTAGTGTGGGGCTGCGAGCAGTACGAAAAATCGTACCCCGACGCCGATCGCTGGGCCGCGAAGTTTCGCGAACAGCAGTCGCAGCTGCATCGCCACTCGCTCGAACGCGAGCGCCAAGATCGCCTGACCTGGGTACCCATGGGCGGCGCGTACGATTTTCGACGGCGCACCCGCCTCGGGCGCCAAATCTGGGTATAAGGAGCGCATGTGCACGAAGTTCTCTATAAACATCCCAACGATGAAACCTCGTACCCCGTGGATTTCACAGAGGATCTTACCGGGGATACCTCCATCTCCAGTTCAAGCGTCGTCACTGCTGTGGACTCTGGGGGTACGGATGCGAGCAGCACTATTGTTACGACACCCACACGCTCTGGCATGGTCCTTACATCTATTCTTAAAGGCGGGACTGACGGTGAGGACTACCGGGTCACTTTTACTGGTCGCGGCACTACCACGTCGAACGACTCTACCCGTATGGTCGAGCTGCGTGTTCGCATCAAGGGCTTGGGGAACATTTAATGCCATCACCCGCAAAAACACTTTGGCTCCAAGACTTCAAGGGCCTTAACGACGCGAATTCGCCGGGGCAGCCCCCGACCCACACGCCCGACGAACTTAACGTCAAGCACCGTTTTGGGCACGTTATCGCGCGCGGCGGCCTCACCAAGTACCTTGCGATCTCGACGGCGAGCGATACCACACCCATCCTCGGACTGTTTCACTACGCCAAAGCATCGGGCACGAACCTACTCGTACGCATGACCCCGACGAAACTGCGTGTGCTCAACACCGGCACCGTCGCCTGGGATGACATCACAGGTACGGACCTTACCGGCGCCTCTACCACGCGCCCCCAATTCACCATCATCGACGACACTCTCGTATTTACCAACGAGGGCGAGGACCTACCACGCAAGTACACAGGAACGGGCAATACTGCCTCTATCGCCTCGGGAACGTCACCCTACGCCAAGTGCATAGAGTCGTACCTCGGGTTTTTGTTCCTGGGCAATGTGAGCGACAGCGGCGCCTTCACTGATGTATTCGACGGACATCGCATGATTCGCTACAGTGACGACTGGGACAACGACTGGTCACTCTGCGAGGGCAACGAACTGGTACTCGACGAAACCCCCGGGAATCTCGTAGCCATGAAACGTCTCGGGCGCGATCTCATTTGCTACAAGGACGACGGTATCGTCAAGGTGCGGTTCATCGGCGGCCAGGTCCGCTTCCAACAAGAGAAAGTTCCCATCGACACCGGCTGCATCGCGCCCCTGAGCGTCGCTGCGGTTGCAGATGCGGCGCACATTTTCCTGGGGAGTGACGCCGTTCTTTACCTAGTGACACCACAAGAGGTTAAACCGATCTCTTATGAACATCTCTCAAATACTCTCTCCCCAACGTTTTCCCTGGGGAAGCTCAAATATGCCCGTGCGGTCGTCGATTCTGTCGCGGACACCTATTACCTCCTGTATGATCGAACTGGGCAGTCTGGGCAGCTTCTCGATTCTTACGTGGCATATAACTTTCGGTCCGGTGAGTTTTCTCGTGGGCGAATGGGAACAACGGTTATTGCTGCGGTCGAACATCGTCCCACCGCCCTCGTATCCCCGACTGTCCTGCTTTCGACTTCTACCCTCGTGGAGGAGTTTGATGTTGGCTCGGACGACGATGGGACTTCCATCTCACGTTACGTCACTACTAATTGGCAGGGGTTGGGAGAAGAGGGCATTCTTCAGGGAGCACGTCTCGTCTTTAAAAAAGTTCCTGCCGGGACTATACGGGTCTCAGTAGCCCGGGACTTCAGCGAAACCTTTGAGTTTCCCCAACACTTCCACCTTAAGGGAGGCGCGACCGATGACCTTTACACAGAGATTTTTTACCGCGTGCCGAATCTGTATGCTGATTGGTTTAATCTTAAGGTTTCTTTGCACCCCTCGACGACGGGTGAAATCTCGCTGCGACGAATCGGCCTGGAGATAATCCCCGTGCACGATGATCGGAACTTGCCTGAACGTGGGGGCAGTAAGGCGGCCGTAGTCTAATGGCCGCGCCAACAAACGTCCGAGTCGAGGCAGTGTCGCAAACTGATGCGGTACTGCGCTGGACCTACGCCGGCAGCAGCGGGCTTAGTATCTATCGCAGCACGAACGGCTCGTCATACTCTGTCTTGACCCAGGACATCGTACCCACTGCTACCAGCTACACCGATGCGACACTTGATCCCGGGACCAAATACTGGTACAAGATGAGCGACGACCTTGGGTCGACTTTTTCATCCGCCGTTACGGTATGGGCGCATTCGTGTAGCGCGGCGCGCGGGCAGCTCTCGCCCGTGGTGATGCCGCGCGTAGACCAAGAGGTTACACCAGAGTCATTCAACGAACTTGCAGACCGCATCGAAGTAGGACTCAATCGCTTCATTTCGCCCAACGGCCAGACCTGCACCGCATGTATCAGTGATGGTGCCCTGGTGGTCGATTGCATTGATTACGAGGGTTGTGCCTCGATCGACATTGTGACTGACGAAGACGTCAACTCAATCTCGCTACCCAACTGCGATGACACAACCGTCGAACTTAACTTTGTTATTCCCCCAAACACCACGGTAGGCATCGGGGGATGGCCCAAGGGCATAGGCTTTACGGGCGACGAGGCGTTCTCTAGTCCTGTGAGTGGCGGCACCAGCGGCAGCAGCATCAGGGAAAGAATTGTCCCTGGGGGTATCAACGATAACTCAAACTCAGGCAAGAGTCGTCCTGGCACACCTGGTGGTTCAGGTGAACAGCGCGGCGCGGGCGGCCGCTCCAGTACCACGGGCAACGGCTGTACCTGTACACCCGGCACTAATGGCGAGCTTACCATCATAGTCTGTAATCCTAACGGCTCCGCCAATCCCACAAAATCCCTTAACTGCTCGGCGGCTACCCAGGGCGCCCAGTTAATGGCATGTGGCGGACGCGGCCCCTACACCTGGAGCAACACAGGAAGCGTCTCACTTTCTGGGACTTCGGGCAGCAGTACTCGTGTGGCACCACCCGCCAACGCAGGCAGCGGCACAGCTGGGGTCGCCTACATAAAATCACTTGAAAGCGTCGGCTGTGGACATGCGATCGGCACCACTCACGCCATTGGAGGTACTGAAAACTCCTATGGTTGCAACGACGCATTGATCCAGTGTGGCTCGCTTTTGGGCGGGGGCACAGCCGCCAACTTTGTTTTTGCTGATGCCGCCTGCTCGTGTGGCACCCATTCAGGCCATGCCATCAGTGGCAGCGGATTCTTTACCACCGTGTCATGCGGTGCGACCGTAGCAGCGCCAGACTGCGCGGCCGTCAGCGCCTATGGTGCGGTCAACGACAAACGTACCGCACCCATGATCGCGGCGGGTTGTGTTCCATGTGGACTAAGTGACGGCAATACGGTAAGTGTTACGGATTCTCTGGGCACTGTCACCACTGTAATAATGAAATCATAACCATGGCTTGTATCATTTGGAAATTGCCCTCCGGCGACGAATACAAGGTGCCCGAAGGCCAGGCCCATCGGCCCTCGCCGGGCGCCCTCAACACCGGCAAGATCGACTGGACGTGTGACGGCGCCGTTGCACGCCACGAAGTCGACGCGATGATAGAACGTAACGGCATCATGTGGGGCAGTGCGGTCAAGTGGGTCACAAACAAGATCGGCGTAAAGCAGTGTAGCGCCTGCAAGGCGCGCGAAACAATTCTCAACAGTGCGAAAGAACTAGGCTGGCCCGAAGTCGTACGACAACTTAAGGAAACATTCTAGTGCTTGAAGTCGGCCAAGAGTGGGTTCTACATATATCGCCGTTTCGTCTCAAAGAGACGACGACGCCGACGAATGCCCAGGTGCCTGCTAATGTCGTGGCATTCTACGCCAAAGATAACGGCAGCGGCGTCTCCACACTCTGTTACAAGAACGACGCCGGCACCGAAGTGTGCATGCCGACGAGCGGCTCGTTTGTCACGGGTACAGGCGTTGCAAATCGCCTCGCCTATTGGACTGGCACCTCGACCCTGGATGATGTGCCGCGCACCTTCACGGCGGGTAGTGTGCTCTTTGC